AGTTCGTGAGCCGTACATAGTTATCAACCCTGAGACGGGTAAAGAAGAGCTACAGTACAACGCTTTAGACTTTGACAGTGTAAGCCCCGATAACGCTCGTCCAGCAGCTCTTACCATTGTCCCTACAAGTAGCACGAACTACAAGCGCCCATACACCGTAGCTGCTGGCTGGGAGAGGTACCCTCGTCAATCTGGTGCTTCCTCAGATAATCTGGGAACGCTAACCGTGCTGTTTCGTGATGGAACTTTGTGGAACTACTACAACGTAGACCGCTCTTTCTGGGTCAAGTTTCGTTCATCTATCTCTAAGGGTGAGTTCATCGCTAAAGACCTGCCGTCTGCAGAACTAAGCAGGAACTATAACAATGGCCCTGCAGATGTCTCCAGAGTTTCAGAACAAAATCGTCAGCTTATCTATACTATTGCTCGTGCAAGCCAGTACCGCTTTTCAACTAAGCGAGCCTACAAGTACACCAACAAAACTACTGGAGAGAGCCGTACGGTAAAGCCTGGGGCTGTCCCTAAGTCTGCCCAGAAGAAACTCGGAAAGAACCCTAATCAGAAATAATGCCTAAGATTCACAACATCGGACCAACACACTTCTTTCAGTACATCGACTTTCCTGTTGAGTGGGGAACTAAGCTTTACGTTAAAGGCTGGACACAAGAAATTTCTGAGCCTTTTAGGACTTCTGAGCCTTTTATTTTTAGGATGCCTAACCACAAAGCCTTTGTAGTTGGTAAGTGGACAGGTAAAATTGATAGTGAAGAAGAAGCACTAAACCGAGCAGTTCAAGGACGGGTATTAACAGATGAAGATTTTTCAACAGAAAAAGGATGGACTCCAGCTCCCAACCTCACTAGTGAGTCGGGTAGCGAAGATTGGGACGTCTGAGCTAGTGCTCTGGGCTGAGAACGCCCTCTTTGCCATTGGCAAGAACCTAACCCAATGGTCTAGAAGCCAAGACCCTGTGCTTCTTGAGGAAGCCCACATTGGCGCAGAAGCCTTACTAGCAATTACTACAGAGCTAAAGAACCGTGAGCGCAATGGATGAACTTGAAGAAGACGAGTACTACGGTGAAGATAAGTTTGAAGAGATTAGTCCCGAGTACTATCAAGAAGAGCACGACGAAGAACTAGAGCAGTTCGAAGAAGAGGAAGAGGAAGACCCTCTATCTCAGGCGTTTGTAAACCGCATTATTGAAAAGATTATGCAGTTTATGGTTGTCCTAGTCGGTCATGACTTACACCCATATCAGAAACCACTAGCCCGTCGTATTATAGAGTCCGTTATTATAAACGATGGTGAAGAAATCACTGCCCTAGCATCTCGTCAGTCAGGTAAGACAGAAACAGTCTCCGACACCCTAGCTACACTGATGGTACTACTTCCTCTACTAGCCAAGCTTTACCCAGACCTATTGGGGCGTTTTAAAGACGGCCTATGGGTCGGAATGTTTGCACCTACTGAATCACAGGCAGAAACTTTGTTTAGCCGCACAGTGACCCGTCTAACGTCTGAGAGGGCGCAGGAAGTCCTAGGAGACCCTGAGATTGACGACCAAGCAGCTAAAGTCGGTGGTGTAACCAGAATGATTAGGCTTAAGAAGTCTGGCTCTACGCTTACCATGATGACAGCTAACCCTCGTGCGAAAATTGAGTCTAAGTCCTTCCACGTAAGCGTTATTGACGAATGCCAAGAAGCCGATGACTTTGTAGTCTCCAAGTCAATCTCTCCGATGCTTGCGTACTACGCAGGAACAATGATTAAAACTGGTACACCTACTACAAGTAAAAACAACTTCTATAGGTCTATCCAACTAAATAAACGCCGCGCTACTGGGCGTGGTTCTAGGCAGAACCACTATCAATGGGACTGGCGAGACGTTGCAAAGGTAAATGAAAATTATGCCAAGTTCATCAAAAAAGAGATGCTACGAATTGGAGAAGAGTCGGATGAATTCCAGATGTCTTACAACTGCAAGTGGCTTCTTGAACGAGGCATGTTTGTTACGTCTTCCGTCTTGGATGAGCTTGGTGACAAATCTCAAGAACTCGTCAAAGTCTGGCATAAAACCCCTGTTGTGGTCGGAATCGACCCTGCTAGAAAAATGGACTCCACTGTTGTCACTGTGGTCTGGGTCGACTGGGACCGTCCAGATGAATTTGGCTATTATGACCACCGAGTACTTAACTGGCTGGAATTACAAGGGGACGACTGGGAAGAGCAGTATTTTCAAATTGTTAACTTCCTCAATAACTACGATGTTCTTGCCATCGGTGTCGACGCCAACGGTGTCGGAGATGCCGTCGCCCAAAGACTAAAGGTGTTGATGCCTCGTGCTGAGGTAATCGCCCTTACGTCTTCCCCTACTGAGCAGTCCAAACGCTTTAAGCACTTACAAGCTCTAATTCAACGCGGAATGATGTCCTACCCTGCTCACGCTAAGACCAAGCGCTTACGTATCTGGAAACAGTTCTACCAGCAGATGACTGACGCTGAAGTTATCTACAAAGGGCCTAACTTTACCGTAGCTGCTCCTAGGGAGAACTACGCTCACGATGACTTTGTGGACTCTCTAGCTATTGCCTGTTCTATGACTGTAGACCTTGTTATGCCAGAGATTGAATCTACTTCAAACATGTTCTATTAAAAAGTTTGAGTTGAGTATTACAAAAGAGGTATTACAGGCCAAACTTGTAAGTGGAAAAGTCGACTATTCCAATCACTAAGGAGTTTCTTATGGGTATCGCCCCAAATCCACAATTCCCTGAGCGCGGCGCTCAGGCTTACGAGATGAAGATGTCAGGCAACGCAGAGCGTCGTGGCCCACTCCGTTTCGAAGAGGGTGTTGCAACTGACACCGATGTCCCAACTGACTTCCAGAAGGGCATGGCCTCTGGCTTTGCTACTGCTCCAGGTCGTCCAAACCGTAACGCACCAGTATGGCAGAAGCCAGCTGCTGAGACTCTTTCAGAGCGTGCACACGTCGGTTCGGCTGCTTGGGTAGAGGCTCCTACCTTCTTGGGTGAGTTTGCACACGGCTCTTACAGCCAGAACTCAGAGCAGGTCATTGAGACCAAGATGTCCATGGGTCGCACCATGCGCGTCAACCCAACCGTAGTAAACGACTAATAAGTCTTCCTAGCTTCCGTTCCCAGTTCTCCCCTTTCTGGGAACGGGGCTAGGTCCTTTAGGACTGCAATGGCTGAAACCCCATCAAACCAAAAGCTTTACGCTATGGTCGTCATGCAAGCCAAGGCTAAGTACCGTATTTATCCGTCACCTGGCGCATCCCACTGGGTGCACAAGCGGTACCTAGAACTGGGCGGCAAGTTTATTGACCCAGTTGTAGAAAATGAGCGTAAACGATTTATTAGACGTATGATAGAGGCACGTGAGGGTCACCGCCCTGACGAGAAAGACCGCGACTTCAAGCACCGCGGACACCGCCTAGACAAGAAACACTAAAAAATATGAGTGGCTCCTACTTCGATTTCTCACCGCCCAGCTATAGAGCGGCGTCATCTGACCTTACTATCTCCATTTCCCCTCTGGGATTGGTGGAGCTTGCTGATGAAGAATTTGAAGTACACGGCCCTCGCCTAAACCGCTACTCGCTCAACTGGGCTATGTACCTTGGTCACCACTGGGGTTACCGCCGTGAGCAGGGCGAAATGCAGATTGCGGTTAACTACTACCGCGCATTCATTGACTACCTAGCCCGATTTACCTTTGGGCATGGAGTTCACTTCCGCTCACCAGCCAGCACCGAGCACATCGTTCCTGACCTACTTGAAAGAGTATGGGAAGTAGACAACGACAAGACCAAGATTCTGCTAGAAATGGCGCAAATTGGCGGCATTACTGGTGACTGTTTTGTAAAGATTGCTTACGAAGAGGCATGGCAAGACTCTATTGGTCGCTTCCACCCTGGCCGTGTACGTGTTCTTCCTCTTAACTCAGCTTTCTGTTTCCCAGAGTTTCACCCTCACGACCGTACTCGTCTGCTTCGTTTTAAGCAGAAGTACCGTTTCTGGGGCACCTCACTAGAAGGTACTCGTCAGGTCTTTACCTACACCGAGATTCTTACGGACGACATTATTGAGGAGTACATTAACGATGAGCTCATTGATTCGCGCCCTAACCCGCTGGGCCTTATCCCTGTTGTACACATACCAAACACACCTGTCTCTGGTTCTCCTTGGGGCCTATCTGATGCTCATGACATTATTTCTCTAAACAGGTCTTACAACGAAATCTCTACTGATATCGCGGATATCATCAACTATCACGCTGCTCCAATCACTGTTATCGTGGGTGCAAAGGCTTCTAATCTTGAGAAGGGCGCTAAGAAGGTCTGGGGCGGTCTGCCAAAGGACGCTCAGGTATTCAACCTAGAAGGCGGTGGCTCTGGTATTCAGGGCGCTCTGCAGTACCTAGAGATGATTAAGCGCTCCATGCACGAGCTGATGAACATCCCAGAGTCTGCTCTAGGACAGTCTCAGCCTGTATCTAACACCTCTGGTGTAGCGCTTTCTATCCAGTACCAGCCTCTAATGAACCGTTGGACTCACAAGGTCGCACAGTATAAAGAAGGTCTACAGCGTATTAATGAGCTTATTATGCTCAACCTCGTTGTAAAAGAACCTGAGACCCTTGTATACAACCCTGCTGTAAACGGCCCTATTAAGCCAGGTCAGGTTGAGCGTCTAGACCCAGACGACCCAATCACTTACATCAACTACGCACACTTCCCTCCACCGCTACCTCTAGACAAGCTTGTACTACTTAACGAGCTTGCACAGAAGGTATCGATGGGTCTGGAGTCTAAGCACGGCGCACTACGTGCCCTTGGCGAGGAGTTCCCAGATGAGAAGCTACGCGAGATTCGTCAGGAGCTTGTTGACGAGGCACGTGCTGAGGGTGCTTTGAACTTGATGCGTGTACAGATTCAGAAGCAGATTATGGACATGACTGGCATGATGGCTGGTCCTGACGGCACTGCTACTCCTATCGACCCAATGATAATGGGTGGTGGCGATGTTCTAGGTGATGGTCAAACTGGTCCTGTGGACCCAGCAACAGGCGCTGACCCACAGACTCAGATGGAAAACCTCGCTGCAGAGGTAGAGATTAGACAAGGTTTGTTGAACGACGCTTACAACACTGAGTTGCCAGTGCGTTCTACAATAGATAAAGACTAGTTTTAAACGAATTTCGTGGAATTAATTTGGTTTAGATACCGAATTAGTTGAAAATGCTAAAAACTAGTTACGTAATAGGAACGGTCAACGAGCTACTTATATGGAAAACGACCAAGTCAACGAAAAGAGTACATTTATGGACGAAACTACGCAGGCCCCAGAAACCAACGAGGCTGAAGTTACAAACAACGAGGCGGAGACTACTGAGGTGGCAAGTAACCTCTTCACTGCAGACGACATTGCTAAGGCACGTGCGCAGGAGAAGGAGAAGCTTTACCCACAGGTAGAGAAGCTAAAAGAGGAGCTAACCCTTCTTAAGCAGCGTGAGCAGGAACGCGAAGCTGAAGAGGCTCGCCGTAAGGAAGAGCGCAGAAAGCGCGAAGCCGAGGCAGCTAAAAAGAAGAAGGAAGAAGAAGAAGCAGAACTAGAGGTTCGCCAGCTGCTTCAACTTAAGGAGCAAGAGTGGCAGTCCCAGCTTGAGGCCGAGCGTCTTGAGCGTGAGAAGGCATTTGCACTCCTAGACCAAGAGCGCCGCTTCCAGGCCCTGATGCAGTATCGTCAGGCAAGACTGGAGCAGGAGCGCGAGAACATCATCCCTGAACTAATCGACATGATTCAGGGCAATTCCGAAGATGAGATTGAGCAGAGCATCTCGGCATTGAAAGACAAATCTGCAAAGATTTTCGACTCTGTCGCACAAGCTAGTGTGCAGACAAGAAAAGACATGGTAGGAGCACGGGTAACCGTACCTGCCTCAGGACCCCTGGATAATGACTCGGAGCAACGTTCGTTTACCCCTGACAGTATTAAAGACATGTCAATGGCTGACTACGCGAAGAACAGAGCCAAGCTTCTTGGCACAGGCAACAACCGTGGACAGGGTTTGTTCAACAACTAATCAAACAACCTAACGACCGAAAGGACTTGAACCACTATGGCTTCAGGTATTACTGGTACTGGTCAGCTAGCGTCCGCGCCAACCGCGTACTCGGGTTCTAACACCCAGCTGTCCCAGGCTATTCAAACCATCTGGTCAAAGGAAATTCTGTTCCAGGCGATGCCTATTCTTCGCTTTGAGCAGTTTGCTGTCAAGAAGACCGAGCTCGGTGTAGCTCCTGGTCTT